AGCGGTGAATACAAGGACGAGTTCAGGGCAAAGGTACAGGGCATTATCCAAAACAGGCTAAAGAACGCCAAGGGAGCGGAAGAAGCTCTAGGCAAGCTACAGCCAGCACTGGACGCACTGTACAAGAAGCATGGAGTAGAGGCGGGGGATATCGAGGGCTTAACTGCCAAGATAACCGATGACAACTCACTCTATGAGCAAGCAGCCTATGAGAAAGGTATACCCGTTGAGGTTGAGAAAGAGTTTCAAAAAGTAAAGCAACAGGCGCAAATGTTAGAACAGCAGCGCAGGTACGCTGACATGGAACGCCAATTCAACCAACACCTTGAAGGGCTAGCCGCTCAAGGCGAGAAACTTAAGGAAACATTCCCCGAATTTGACCTTAACACTGAGCTACAAAACCCTTACTTTGCAAGGCTTACATCTCCAGAGGTGCGGCTAAGTGTAGAGGACGCATACATGGTGATACACAAAGATGAAATCATAGGCAGTCTAATGCAATACAGTGTGCAGCAGGGGCAAAAGCAGGTTGCGGACGCAGTCCAAGCAGGGGCTAACAGACCGGCAGAGAACGGCTTACGAAGCGCAGGCGGTGCTATACAGCTATCCGATGACCCTAAGCAATGGGGCGCGGATGTCATAAAACAAATGGCAGAGGAAGCCAAGAGGGGCAAGAAAATCAGGTTTTAACTGACTGATACCCCGCCATGCTTAGGGAACACACCAATCAATTAATTAATCAAAAAAATTATAAGGAGTGATTAAAGCATGGCTGACGCAGGAACTTTAGTAAGCACATCTAGTCAATATGTAAACGCCTATACAGGCGATGTGACAGCATTTGATACTACTAATACGCTTACATCTACGATGAAAACGTATTATGACACATTACTTTTAACTAACATAAGGGAAAAGGCTGTGTTCGCACAGCTAGGCAAGAAGGAAGCGCTGCCGGCAGGGCGCGGACGCACTGTTGAATGGAGAAAGTGGAACACACTGCCCGACGCGGCGCAGCTGACAGAGGGCGTAATCCCGACAGGTAAGAAGTTCGGACAAAGCAGCATGACCGTAGCCCTGACACAGCACGGTATATATGTAGCGGTGTCTGACCTTTTAGACCTGCACGCTATTGACCCAGTAATAGTGGGAGCGACTGAGGAGATAGGCGCTTCCCTTACCCGCACATATGACAAGCTAGTTCGCAACACGCTGCTTACAGGCGGGCATGTAATCTACGCTGACGCGGTAGATAAGACAAACAATTACGCTTTTGTGTCGTCTCCGGCTACCAGAACCGCGTTGTCATTTGACGCGGCAACCTTCTGCGGGCTATCACCTGACATGATAGCCAAGGCGGTAACACGCCTTGAGAAAACCAACACACCCTACTATGAGGGCAGTACATATGTAGCAGTAGCGCACCCAAGCGTAATATACGACCTACGCAGACATCCAGAGTGGATAGATGTACACAAGTACGCTGCTGTTGAGGAGATATTCAACGGCGAAGTAGGACAGCTTAACGGCGTACGCTTCATACGCTCCACGCTTGCGCCTGTAATACGCGCTGCTGGGCTGATAGCAGCAGCTGATACTCTGACCGTAAAGACGGCTATTAGCTCATCTACAACCACAGTAGCGGTCAAGGAAGCGATAAGCCCTGACGAAGCAACGGCGCTTGCGGGACGCAAGATATTTATAGGCGACAGTGCTAATACAATATCCTCTGCAACATCAGACGTGGCAGGCAGCGCTACACTTACTGTAGGTACAGCGGTTACAACGGTAGCGGCTAACACAGTGATATACCCAGGCGAAGCTGCCAAGAAGGGCGGGGCGGTTTATCCGACCATGTTCTTTGGCAAGGACGCTTTCGCAGTGGTAGACCCTGACGGCGCGCAGGTAGAAACCATATTCAAGAGCCGCCAGCAGATAGGCGGACCGCTTGAGCAGTTTAGCACTGTGGGCGGTAAGTTTGAGACAGCAACTAAGCTGATTTACCCTGAAAGAATGGTAACAATTGAGTGCTGCTCCAGCTACTCTGGCACTGACAAGGACAACATAACAATTAACGCCTAGTAAGGCATGACAGCCCCGTACCTAAAAAGATACGGGGCATAACCACATTAAGTAAAGGAGATAGTTAATGAGCGAAGCAAAGAAGGCAACCAAGGAAACTAAAGTAGAGGAAACACCAGTAGTGGAAGTACCCACTGACCCGTGGGATATTAAAAGGACAATAAGACTACCACGCGCTTTATCGGGCGAGCAGAACTTTATAGCTGTATCAATAAACGACAGGGATTTCCAAGTGCCGAGGGGTAAAGAGGTTGATGTACCTCTGCCCGTGTATGAAGTGCTTGAGCGTATGCTCAAAGCTGAGGAATTGGAGAGCAACTACAGAGGCGAAGCGGACACTAGAGATAGAGGACCGCAGGAACTATAAGACATAAGAGGGGGCAATCCCCCCTCTATTCTCCAAGCAAAGGAGTGATTGAATGACAAGGCTGACAGCAAGGAAAACGCCGCAGCATTACAGGCAAAAGGTAATGGACTTAAAACCAAGCAACTATATGCCTGATGAGCTAATAGAATGGCTTGATGAGTGCGACAGGACAATATTGTTTGATATAGTTGCAGGGCATGAGTTAAGCGCTGAGGAAGCGGAATTTTACGGCGCTTTTAAGGGGCATACATACGACACGGAAACCGAAACGTTTATGTTAGTGCCGCCACCTTATGACAGGTTGTATCAGTTTTACCTTGAGATGAAAATTGATTATTACAACCTAGAAATAGACAAGTACAACAACAGCGCAATGCTATACAACGAAGCAAGGAATGACTACGCTAAGTATTTCAACCGCACGCATATGCCGGTGAGCAAACAAACGCACTGGGCTATTAATGGCACAAAGCAAAGCGCAATACCTAGCGACTTAAACCCATTCGAGGTATAAGACAATGCGCTATCCCATGCTAAGTGGTGTAAATAAAAGACACGAGGGTACATTTGAGTTTAGAGGACTTAACTTATCGCCTAAGACAAGACAGGGTGAGTTTTTTAGGCTAGTAAACATTAGCCTTGATAAATACCCTAACATGAGCGTGCGTAAGTTAAGGGGTAAGATAGCAACTCTAACGGACGGAGCTGTTATAGGCGGCAACAATAGCGGTGTCGCTTGGATAGACAACGGCAAGCTGTACTATAACGGGCAAGCTATAGACGGGCTGCCTACTATTAATGTGCAAGCGAATACGCAAATTACCGCTTTTGGAGCGTATCTTTTAGTTACACCGGATAACCTTTACTACAACACAATAAACCCCGCTGATAAGGGTACAATGGCTGTAAGCAACGCAAGCACAGGCAGCGTGCAGTACCTACTGTCTAGGCGTGATGGGGTTGATTATTCAACCGAAAACATGACTGTGTCCGCTTCCGCACCTGATAACCCCGCTAACGGCGACTACTGGATTAACACAAGCGGTGATACAGACATATTAATGCAGTACAGCGAGCTAAGCGGAGCATGGGCGCAGATACCAACCGTATATACCAAAATAAAGGCAACAGGCATAGGCGCAGGCTTAAAAGAATATGACGGCGTAAAGATTAGCGGCGTTGCTGCTGCCAGTGGTACAGACCCTAGGCTTGCGAGCGAGCTAGGGGAGCTTAATGGCAGCAAGATAGTATACGGCGCAAGCGATGATTATATTATCGTTGTAGGCATACTACGCAGCGTGTACACGCAAACAAGCGGTACGGTTACCATTAAGCGTGATATACCTACCATGGACTATGTATGTGTATCACAAAATAGATTATGGGGCTGCAGGTACGGACAGCAGGGCGCAGACGGTAACACAGTAAACGAGATATACGCAAGCAAGCTAGGTGATTTCAAGAACTTCGCCGTGTTCATGGGCGTGTCTACCGACAGCTACACTGCGGGGGTAGGGCAGGACGGCAATTTCACAGGAGCTGTTAATCATTTAGGATATCCCTTGTTCTTTAAGGAGAGCTGCATATACAAGGTATACGGCAATCAACCTAAGAACTTTCAGATAAATGACACTGTATGCGCAGGGGTTAAGGACGGCGCTCACCGTTCAATGGCGATTGTAAACGAAACCTTATATTACCTTAACCGCAACGGTGAATTTGTAGGCTATGACGGAGCCATGCCTTACAGCGTATCAATGGCGTTCGCTGATAAACGCTTTAACAGCGCAGTTAGCGGGCAGTACATCAATTATTATTACACTGCCGCTAAAGCTGAGGGGGATACACAAGCCACTATATATGTGTTTGATACTAAGCGTATGCTGTGGACTAGCGAGGACAGCGGAGATATAAAAGGCTTCTACACCAGCGGTGGTGAGATATACGCAATTATAGACGGCGCTGTGTACGCCATGAACGGCAAGGCGGGTACTGTTAAAAATGAAGCTATAGAATGGATAGCCGAAAGCGGCGTGTTCGGTTGGGATAACCCCGAGCAGAAATACACACAGCGTTTTAATCTGCGCATAAAGACAGGGCAGACTAAATACACTGACGAGCAACCGCCTAAACCAATTGAGCAGCGCATTGAACTATTTATAGAGTACGATAGCTCAGGCGAATGGGAAAAGCAGGGCAGCGAGGGCTACGGCAGCTCAAGGCGCGGTACTTTAATGATACCTGTTAGACCTAGGCGATGTGACCACTACCGAATAAGGATATCCGGCACAAGCGAAATAGAAGTGTACAGCATAGACTTCTTAGGCATGACTGGGGGTGATGGGCGTGGCTACATTTAACCTGCAATTCCCTGACATGAGCGGCATGAACAGCACGGATATTAAAAGAGAGCTGCAAAAGATAAAAGACTATGTGTACATGCTCAATGAACAATTACGCTATCACTTTAGCAATATAGATGAAACTAATATAGTTGACGGTTCGATAGGCGAGAGCGCGCTTTCTATACCTGTTAAGACGCAGATACAAGACACGGCGGGTAATGTATCTAAGTTACAACAGACAGCAAAGAGCATAAGCGCTGATATAGAGAGCATAGAGGGCGATTTAGCGCAGATAGTGCTTGAGGCTGACAGTTTATTGACGCGGGTTGAGAACAACGAAGGGGATATAAGCAGCATACAACAGGCGGCAACCGCGCTCACAAGCAGGGTAAGCAACGCTGAAGGCGACATAAGCACGCTACAACAAACAACCAGCAACATAAGCGCTTCCGTTCAGACTATCCAAGGCGGCATAACAAATAAATCTATGGTTGAAATTGCCGATGATAGGGCAAGCATAGCAACAAGCAGCGGTGTGCAAACTTCTCACATATCGGTATTAGGAAACCAAATAGATATAGCAACAGGCGGTAAGCTTAACGCAACAGGCGCTGAGGTTAATATAAAAGCTGGGTCTAGCATGAACATAAGCAGTGGCGGCGATTTTAATTTAAGTGCGGGAACAGGGGACATAGGTGTTGGAATAAGCACAACTGACCAGCAAAAATTTTTATGGGGCGGCGCAGGGACAGGCATGGGATACCCCAAATTTTATGTTGCAAGAGATGGCTCTTATATGGTTTTTGCGGGACTTGCTATTAATGAATTAAGCAACGCACAAGGCATACCATATTCTGTATATATTAGTCCACTAAGCTATAGCTCACTTATAAATTTACATAGTTATCAGTATGTAAATATTAATAAGCAATCATATGATAGCAGCACAGGGACATGGGGGGCTGTAACAAGTGTAGTGGTTGGGTTAACTGATGGTCTGGTTAACATTAGTCAAAATCTTTATGTAGATAACAATGTTTCAGCGCTGACATTTACCGACCGAACACCTTTTTACAGAGGCAACGCTTTAAGGGATATTAAGATGATAACTAGCGACAGCGATGGCAACATTATACATAGTTCGCTCCCTAAATGCGCAAGGGTGAACATACGCAGCTTAAAAGAAGAAGCAAAAAAAAGACTGCAGCAAAACAAGACAACACGAACAAAGGGAACAGGCAAGAT